AGACTGGCATCGCTGAAATACTCGCCAAATCAGACTTTACTCCTACTGGTGATAAAGTCGGGCGCGCAACAGAAGCATACCAGACTCTGGAAGATGAAATATACAGGGCTAAATTAGTTGGAGATATCACTCCTGAGCAGACCAGAGAGTTAATCAATAAACTATATGCCAACACTGGTGGTATGCCTAAAGACATCAAGGATGCTCTGGGGTTAAATAAACTATCTACCGAACAGGTAGAATTACCTACTGGTAAAACTGCGCCAGTGTCACAGACTTTATTGCCGTTCGATGTCAATGAGTTACCGCCCAAAGTCCAGCATAGTATCATCCGCACCTTAAAGGACATCGGGCTAACGCCGACAGGTATCGGGCAATTCATCCGTGCCAACCTAACATCGTTCTTAGATATGTCTTGGGTAGCGCGCCAGCAGGGTGCCTTGGTACCCGCTCATTTCAAAGAATTTATGGCATCTAACCCCAACGCTATCAGGTCTTTCTGGAGAAATGATGTAGCCGAAGCGTCTTGGGAGCGTATTAAAAACGACCCGCTCTACCACTACTATGCTAATTCAAAGTATGACTTCCTGAGACCATTGCATTATAAGAAAGGCACTGGTCGCTGGAGTATGGCGGATGAGTTCGGTAACATTGGCTTGGGTGAGACCAAACTGGAAAGAGTCACCGAAAATCTGCCGTGGGTGAAAGCGACCAGCCGCGCCTTTATCACTGGTACCAACGAAATGAACTGGTCAATATTTAAGCGATACTACGATGAGTTGTTGGAAACCCAGCGGCGTATCATCGCGGGCGATATCAAGTTACCAGCAGGGCAGACATTTAATATGCAGAAAGAACTTGATGACTATGCCGAGTTCTTATCTAATATGACTGGGCGTGCTTATCTGGGTGAAAAAGCCAGTTCTGTGATACCATTCTTGAATAACACATTCTTCGCTCCGCGTTTGGTGATGGGTCGCATCTTGAGTGTCAAGCATCTCTGGTTCTGGTCTAAAAACCCGAAAGTAATGAAAGAGGCTTGGAAGACACTCGGTTCTTTTGTCGGCTTGGGTACGGCTTCACTATTAGCTGGTGAAGCGATGGGCTTGTGGGAAGTAGAGAAAGACCCGCGCTCTGCTGACTTTATGAAAGTGCGTATTGGCAATACCCGTATTGACCCGTGGGGCGGTTACCAGCAATTAGCCGTATTAGTTTCTCGTTTGGCATTTACGGCTACATCGCCAATTACTGGAGAGAAAGGCTACAAGAGTTCCACCACTGGCAAGATATCCAACCGAATGTCTTGGGACTTGTTGACCAGTTTTATGCGTGGTAAGTTCGCGCCAGTGCCAGCGGCGATAGTTGATTTTGCCACAGGGCAGACAGCGGGCAATGAAACCGTCGATTTAACTAGCACGGAACAATGGGCAGAAAGGTTGATGCCTATCTCCGCTCAGGATATGCTGGCGGCGATACAGGATGACCCGTCTGGTTGGTATACGTCACTGCCATCATTCTTGGGTTTTGGTCTGCAAACCTACACAGGAGACTGGGAAGAAAACCAGAAGCGTATCGGTTATCCCAAGTATGAAGAGAACCTGCAATATGGATTACAGACCCCAGTCTATGATACCAAGGATATGTATGTTGATACCGCATCGCAATTCAGCGGAGTTGACCCGAAAGAACTGAACGCACAGAAAGGATATTCCGATATCGTGCGCTCCATTGTAGAGACCAGTATCATCGATAAAGAGATGCAGAAATATCCCAATGACAAACTAATGAGCATCAATCCGCTTTGGAAAACTCTGTGGGATGACAGAGAGGCTATCGTTAAATCAGGCGATGAAAAAGCCCTCAAGGAATTTGACACTAAATACCCTAACGCCAAGAATGGTAACCTGACGCAAGAGCAGTATTATACTTTGATGATTTACAAGGGTATCAACGACTTAGCCTTGAAAGAAGAGTATCTCCAGAACCATCCAGAGTTGCAGGAAAACCCGCGATTTGAATGGCTTAAATCACACCCTGAAGAAAACGCTAAATTAGCTTTGTATGGACAGGCTGACCTGTTAACCTATGAGGCGTACCAGAAAGCGAAGTCTATGGCAAGCACACTAGGATATCCGAAAGTGGCAACTGAGGAGTTCCTGCCGCCAGATGAAGTGGCGAAGAGTTACTTTGACTATAAAGACTATGTTAACCAGTATGGCGCTAATAGTGCTGAGGCTAAATTGGTTAGGGCTAACAATGAGGGCTTAACCGACTACCTGCGCCTGAGTAATCCAGATATGGAAGACGTTGATACTCCAGTGAAATCTCTGGAAATCAGTGTTAAGTACCGACCGCAGGATGAGGAACTGGCTAGCTACTTTGATACTGAGTCCTCTAATTACATCGAAGATAGAAGTGAACAGGAGAAAGCCGTAGCAGATTACCTGAAAGCTAATCCAACCTATGCCAGAGACTCTCGTATCAGGGACGCGTGGGATAAAGAAATCCCTGAGCCATTGATTGAGAAGTATGCGGATTACTATATGGGAACCAATGACGAGAAACAGATAATCCTGATAGAAACGCCCGAATTGGCTAAGGCTATCAAGGTAAAAGCGCCTGAATATCCTGTCGAAGTATATAAAATCAATATCAAGTGGCAGAAAGAGGACGACTACTACAAATCACTCTCTGATATGGACTCACCAAATTATATCGCTGATAAGGACGAACGCTCCACTGAGCGCGAGTTATACCTGATGATGAATACCGCTTACGCTAACGATGACAGACGCCGAGAGGCTTACACGAAAGACGTACCAGAGCAGTACATCGAAGACTACGTGACCTATTACAACCTGCCATCCAGCCCGACTGCTATCAGGAAACAGTGGTTGCTGTCGCACCCTGATTACTACTCCAATATCTATATCAGGTTGTTGAAGCTCGAACCAGTGACACTATCATCGTCTTACGGTGGTATGAGTTCTATCGGCAGGATGGCAAGCCAAGGATTACTCGGAGAATACGTCAAGAAATTCAAATAGTGGGTCATCTCACGGAATATTAACGTGAGATAATTATATCCTAAAGGAGTCAAAACAAATGGTGGATGGACAAGGCGCATCGCAGGACTCTGCACAGACTTCTGCGACAACCCAAGAAACTTCACAGCAAGCCAGCAAAACCTACACTGAGGCGGAATTGAACAAGATTGTCAACGACCGCCTTGCTTCTGCGGGCAGGGAAGCGAAGAAATTGCAAGACCTCGAGGCGAGACTCAAGACAGACCGCGAACGGTTACTTCAGTTGGAACGGGAGCGGGAAACCGAAGAGGAAGCCAAACTCAAAGACAAACCCGATGAGTTCAGTGTCTACAAAACACGCAAGGAACTGAAGCAGAGGGAAGAGGCTCTCAAGGAAAGGGAAGCCGAGTTGCTGAGGCAGAAAGAGGAAGCCGACAACATACTGAAGACGGTACGTGAGAACTCGCGTAAATCACTCATTAAATCGCTTGCCGACAAGTATGTTATCGACGCTAAAGTACTTGATAAGCCTTATCTAAAGTCTGACGAGGAAATCGAGGACTACGCGAAAACATTAGCCAACCTGAAACCAGCACAGCAGGAAAGTCACAATTTCGACTCAGGATTAGCAAATGCGGCGGGTGGTACTCCAACCACTGAGCAGTTGGGCAAGATGTCTACTGAAGAATATGCGAAGTGGAGAATGAAAACCCTTGACCCCAATCGGAAGAAATGACCCGCTCTAAAGGAGCAATATGGGCACTTACCTAAAACCGTCAATCATCGCTCGAGAAGCGTTGATTGTGTTGGAGAATAACCTTGTCCTCGCAAACTTGGTTCACAAGGATTATTCTAACGAGTTTCAGGCTGGAGTCGGCGGCACGGTGGCTATCCGTGTTCCCGCGACTTTCACGTCTGGTACCGTTGCCAGCACCGTCAACACCCAGACCGTTACTGAGTCCAGCGTAACCGTCTGCCTCGACACCCAATTGGACATCACCATCGATGTAACCGACCGCGAAATGACAATGGACATCGTTTCGTTCTCGGAACAAATCGTCCAGCCGATTATGCGCGCACACGCGCAGGCAATTGACTACCAGATTGCCAAACTCTATTCTGGCATTGCCAACTACTACCCCGTTACCAGCGGCACAGCCTTGCTGGGTGACCTCGCACAGTTACGCGCCGTGATGAACATCAACAAAGTTCCGCTCACCGACCGTAGACTGGTGCTCGCTCCCGCGTCAGAAGCCAAATACCTCTCTATCGATGCTATCGCTCACGCTTCCAAACACGGCGATGGTGGCAGAGCCTTGCGCGAAGCTGAAATCGGACGCGTGATGGGCTTCGACACCTACCTTGACCAGAACATCAACACACACACCTACGGTGGCGCGGCTCTGACCGATGTCGCTGGCGCGGCTTCGGCGGCAACCATTGGCGCAACCCAGATGGTCATCTATAACCTTGGCACCGCTCAGACACTGGCGGCTGGCGAGGTCTTCAAACCGACTGGCTCCAACCAGTGGTTCACGATGACCGCCGCTTCCACCTTGGCTGGCGGTATCGCTACCGTTCAGGTCGCGCCTGCGGTTAGCGTTGCCATTACCGATGCCACGGTGGTCACGTTCCAAGCCACCCACTATGCCAATATGGCATTCCACAAGAACGCTATCGCCCTTGTGACCCGACCCTTGGCTCCGCCTATCGGTGGCGCCGATTGCGAAGTCATCAACTACAATGGTATGTCCTGCCGTGTAGTCTACGACTACGTAATGATGACCAAGACCAGCAAACTGTCCATCGACTTGTTACTGGGTACCAAGTTACTGGACAAGACCCTTGCCGCACGGTTATGCGACGCAGTGTAAACACTACTTGAGGGATAGCCCTCAAGTCCAGAGTGGTGGGGAGTGGGTGGAAAAACGCCCTCTCCCCACTTTATTAGTAATTAAATATAAGGGGGTTTTGTGAGAATACTCTGGAGTTCCAACGCACCTTGGGTTACCACTGGCTACGGTATGCAAGCGGCTACCGCAATGGACTGGATTAGAAGACTCGGGCACGATTTCGGGATGTTTGCTTTTTGGGGATTATATGGCGCTAAAGTAGACCTTGGTGATGTGCCAGTCTTCCCTAACGACGCGGGTGATTACGGTATCAGAAATTCCAAGATGTGGTATGACAATTTCAAAGCTGACTTGTTAATCACGCACGTTGATGTATGGGTTCTCGGCGGTCTACCGCTAGATATCAACTGGGTACCGCGATTACCGATTGACCATTATCCTGCGCCACCCGCTGTTATTGATGTGCTAAAGAGACATTCTGGTATTCGGCACATCATCGTGGAGTCAAAATACGGGCAGAGGATGCTGGCAGAGCAAGGGATAGAAGCCACTTATATCCCAGCTTCCATTGACACCAACATCTACAAACCCTTACCTGAGAAGCGCAAAATAGGCAGGGAGCGCTACGGCTGGCAGGATAAGTTCGTCATTGGTATGGTGGCAACTAACCACGAAGAAAGAAAGAACTGGAACGTCGCCCTGAAAGCGGTCAAGGTATTGGAAGATAACCATAAGGGCAAAATAATCTTTTATATGCACACCGATTTACAGCATCCCCGCGGTATTAACCTGCAACTGATGCGGGAGTCGCTGGGAATGACTGAGTACACATTTGTACCGTCAAGGGAAGAATTATCGCTGGGCATAGAAAAGCCAGTCTTGGCAAACGCTTACAACGTGATGGACGTATTCCTACTCCCGACTAAAGGTGAGGGTTTCGGTGTACCTATCGTTGAAGCGCAGGCTTGCGGTATACCAGTCATCACTACCAAGTGCACTTCTCAGGAAGAACTAATCGGCGGCGGCTATTTCATCGAGAAACTGGAGCCGTTCTGGACGCACCAGAATGCGTGGCAGTTCCAGTGTTCTACCGCGGAAGTGGTTGATAAGCTGGAAGAAGCTTATAAAGACTGGGAAAACGGTAGTCTGGAAGAACGCAAAGTGCTTGCTCGCCAGAAAGCGCTTGAGTATGATGACGAGAAAGTCTTCACCGAACTGTGGAAACCGACACTGGAACTTATTGAGAAGAAGATTAAGGCGCCGCGTAATGGTGAGGGCATTCAACCTTGGCGACTCGCTTTCATCCCGCCGTCCATCGTACCTAGAAAGGTATTGGACGTCGGGTGCGGCACGACCTTGCCTTACAAGAAAGTGCTGGAACGGCTGGGAGAATACGTTGGTATCGATACCAGACCAGCAGAGGGTGTTACCGTCTGCGATTGTCACGATTTATCCAGATGGGGAGATGGCGAGTTCGGCTTTGTCTGGATGAGCGAAGTGCTGGAGCATTTGGACAATCCTGCCAAGGCATTAGCTGAAGCCAAGCGTGTGGGGGTTCACGGTGTATGCTTATTCTCCACTCCGAAAAACGCATTCTTCAAAGGTGACCCTGACCACAGGGTAGTCACGGATGTGCCATACACAGAGATGGCAACGGGTGACGGGTGCGTGATATGGTAACAGACGCTTACCGCAAGGTATACCAAGAACTCAACGACCTCTCGGGAAAGTACTGGAAGACCGAGAGGGCTGATAGAGAAGCCGATATCTGGTTCTGCCGTGAGAGGAATAGAGTCTCACTGGCAGTTATCGGTGACACTTTCAAGGACTTATCGGTACTAGCGGTCGGTGCTTCATTCTGGATAGAAGCCGCGTTTCTTTCCGTACTCCCTGCCAAGAAAATCCTGAGAACTGACCTTATTAAATCAGAGGGCATAGAGCAGGAAATCGACGCTTCCAATATGCCGTTCTCTGATGAGAGCGTTGATGCCATTGTCTGCCGCGAGTTGATTGAGCACGTTCCGAATGAAAAGACCTTGATGTCCGAGATAGAACGTGTTATCAAGCCAAAGGGCTACCTCTTTATCACAACTCCCAACTCTTACAATGTGCCGCCTGATGGGAGAGTGCACATTCGGGGTTATTCCCCACAGGGGTTAATCACCGAACTCAGTCTCTTCGGTTTCGAGATTATCAAGAAGCGCGGTACCGTGCCCAACATTTACAAAGGGTTATTCGATTGTGTCAGTTCTGGCTACCCGAGAGCGCTGAACGAGTTCTATGACCTCGCTGACAGGTTTAATAAACTTGGCGATGATAGCTACTATTTCGGTAGCCATTTGTGCGCACTAGCGAGGAAGTTAGAATGAAAGCATACGCTCCGCTAAGGATATCCTTTGCTGGCGGTGGCACGGATGTTGAGCCTTATTGCAGTGAATACGGCGGCGCGGTTATCTCTGCCGCTATCAAGTGGTATGCCGTGGCACGGTATGCAAATGACCACAAGCATAACGACTTGGAAGCGTGTATCTACAAGGACGCACAACTGGTAGACAAATCCATCAAGATAGTTGCCGAGTGCCAACCGATGTCTGGCTTAGGCGGCTCGGCTTCCTGTTTCGTGGCAGGCATCAAACTGCTTAACCCAGAAGCAGACCCGTACACGCTGGCGAAGAAAGCATTCTACCTTGAACGTAAGGTGCTGGGCGTAACAGGCGGGAGCCAAGACCAGTACGCCGCCGCTTTCGGTGGTGTGAATGTGATGACATTCGGCAAGGGTGGGCGCGTAGAAATGAAGCGTATCATTCCCCCGACTAAACTGGAAGACTTGCTCTATCTGGTGTACTTGGGGAAGCGCAATAACGCTGGCGCCGATATCATCCAAGACCAGATGAAGCGCAATAATCTGGAAGCGTTCTCAATACAGAAGCAACTGGTAGACTCGATGCGGATGGCGCTGGAAAGAAACAAGTTAAGGTTGTTTGGTATATTCCTTGATATGGCTTGGATATCCAAGAAGCAATTAACTCCATACATCACTAGCCCGTCCATAGATGATTTCCACGATAAGTGCCTCAAGAACGGCGCTATCGCTGGCAAGTTGACTGGCGCTGGCGGTGGTGGCTATATGCTTCTGATGGAAGACCCAGAGAAACAGGGGGAATTGAGACGCTATTTCAATAGGGAACAAATCGAATATCGCAAGGTAGAGTTTGATTTAGAGGGGGCGAGATGCCAATGATTTACCTTGTTGATATCGACGGTACCCTCTGTTTCACCAATGGTAACGATTATGAGAACTCCACTCCGAACCACCAGATGATTGACCAAGTGAACGCTCTTTATGGAGCGGGTCACACTATCAAAATCTTTACTGGCAGAGGTTCTAAGTCTGGTAAGGACTGGGAGTTATTCACCCATAAACAACTAATATTATGGGGAGTTAAATACCACACCTTAATTATGGGCAAGCCTGACTGTGATGTCATACTGGATGACAAGGCAGTGAGGGTAACCGATACCATCCCTAAAGACCGCGTGTACCACTTGGGCAACTTCGGACAGAAGACCGCTCAGGCAATCGCTGACGCTTATAAGGCAGGCAACAAAGTTCTCATTTGCGGGAATGGTGGTTTAGCCGCTGAGTCTGACCACTTTGCCGCAGAATTGATGGGTGTCTTCGGTGCCGACGTTTACATACCCTGCCTCTCGCTGGCGGGCAACCCAGCCCTCTTAACCGCTCTCGCCAATGACATAGGCTTCTACAAGGTATTCGCCCATCAGGTTAAGGTTCTGGGGAACGCTGGTGACATCTTGATTGTAATGACTGGTGGCAAGCCAGAGGGGGAACATTCTAAAAACCTGATAGCCGCTCTGGAAGTCGCCCAGATGAAAGGTTTATATACAGTCGTTATCTGCGGTTGGGAGTCAGGAATTTTTGAAGCGGATAACGTCTGGTATCTCCCAGATATGGGTTACAAGATGCAGGAAGAAGCCTTGAGGTTTCTGCACTGGCTGGCGCTGGAAGCCAAGAAGAGGGCAGTATCGTGAATATACTGTTGATATCGCCCAAAATGAACTGGACTCACCGCTGGGTAGAGGCGCCATCAACCGCTCTCTTGATACTGGGTACGATGGCGAAGAAAGCTGGTCACAATGTTAAAGTTATTCACCACGATATCGAAGCGATACCA